CTCGTCGCGAAGCTGCCGGGTGAACATCTCCACGGTCTCGCCCTTCCGGAGCGGGAACGTCGCTTTGCTTACCAGAACCTCGTGCGTTTCCATCAAACAGCCCTCCTGTGCTTGCTAGGCTGGCGGTCGGCGAAGTACGCCTTGACCAGCGTGTTACCACCGAACTCGGCGTAGTGCCCCGTCGGTTCGAGCCTCGTGATGTACGAGTCATGATCCGTTCTTCCGATCTTCGTGATGCGATCGTTCACGGCAAGAACGACCCCTCTGGAGTCCAAGTCCCGTTGCCGGAAAAGGACGTATCCCCGCTCCCCAGCCAGGGGGCCCGAAGACTCGTAGCTCAGCTCCTTGCTGGATCCGTACTTCGCCTGCCCGGGAATCGTCACGCTGGCCAGACGGGCCGCCTGCTGGACGGGCTCCCGTGCATCCAGATCGTAGGAGGTCTCGAGTATGGACGTCTGCTCGACGTTCACGGGAACCGGATGCAGGAGGCGTGGATACGCAAAGGCCATCAGAGGTGACTCCAGTAGCTCGTCGAGGCGAAGCCGATCGGCGCCTTGTAGAGTTTGATGATATCGAGAATCTCAGGGTCCTGTGTGATCCCTGAAAGTCCTACGCGCCGGTCCTGGAACGAGGGAGTTCCGTACTTGATGGAGTGCCCATCGGTTCGCTCCTCGATGACGACTCCCGCAAAGGTCATGGAAGACTCATCACCAGCCCCGGTCCCATAGACGGGTCTGGTGAGTTTCTCGATCACGAGCTTCAACAGCGCCCGCTGAATGAGCCGAGGAGGGTCGCCGTTTTCATCCACGCACCCGAACGAACCCTTGACAACCTGGTTCTTGAAACCCTTGAGAAAACGAACCTCACCATACGTGAAAGGCATCTGGTGGATGTCGCGGATCTGTGCGGGCTGCACAAGCGCGATTTTCGGATTCTGCCTTTCGCTGTATACCTTGTAGAGGCTCGGATCGAGATCGTCGGACGAAAGGTTGATCCGAAGGTATTCGACGCTGATGATGGGAACGCCAAAGTGGGCATCATAGCTCCCGTCTCCATCGAACTCGACGGTAAGCATTTTGGGAAGGAACCACTGGCGGCACGCTCGGTCGAGGAAGTCCTGCCAGGTAAGAATCGCGGAGTCGATCTGCGTGTCAGAGTACGGCGGATTCGCCAAGCCTTCCGCACGCACGTCGGCGATGGTGATGTAGGTATCCCCGGCCCCGCCTTCGGCCCCTACAAGCTCGAAGTCCTCCGCGCCTTCCTGATAGTCGGAAGTCGGATACTGCTTCCAGCGCCAAAAGATGCGATGCGTTCCCAGGTCAGCCGATACGCCTGGCGTCCAGCCTTTTCCCCCGGCGTTGTCGTAGGCGTAATAACAGCCAGTCGCGAAATGCCCGCCGCCAGACGTTACGCCCTCCCAGCCCGTAAGCGGGAAGACCTGAACGCCAGGAAGCCCATCCTCAATCCGAAGGACCTGGAACTCGACCAGATTCATGTCGGTGAGCACGCCGAGCGTCCTGGTGAACCAGTTGATCTTCGAGGTCGTGTTCTCTTCGCCGCGCGCTATTCGAGGCATCGTCTCTCCCTACGGTATCGGGTCTGGTCCGAATGGGCTCCCTTCAGCATACGGTTCGCGGTAGTAACCCTGCAAGTGAAAGCCAGCTTTGGGCGCGTGAAGGAACCGGACGGTCGTAGGATTCAACTCGGCAAAGCCCCACTGTTCATCGGAGGGGTCGTAGACGATCCCATTGACGATGGCGCGGAAGGACCCGAGTTGAAAGCGGGAGGGGACGGTAAAGTCCGTCTCTACCCCGTCTGGCTCAGGCGCGAGCCGGTTTATGACCTCCGCGAAGTCCACTACCAGTCCTCCACCACGGCGTCCTGGGCTCCGTTGGAGAAGTCCAGACAGAGCCGTCCCGCCTCGACATACCGCCAGTATACGTCCGCATCGATGAGGTCCTGCTGTACGGACGGGCCAAGCGCCCAGTAGCGCCCGGCCGCTGCGATCGCGGGCCTGGCCCAAAGATCAACCCGCGCCGAGCCCGCGCCATAGTAGGCGTCGCTTGTCCCGTTCGCTTCGAGCGAGAACATCAGCGCCGACACGAACTGAAACGCGAACAGGTCGGCCCCGCTCGCGTGTCCGTTGGCGATGATACCGACCGCAGCGAGGTTCACGCCGAAGGTCGCACGGAGTCCGATCGCCTTCACGCCCCGCGCGCCCCAGTCTGCTTTCGGCTCGTATCCATCATTGCCCGCGCCCGCGTAGGCGGCGGTGTTCACCGGGAACGACTCCAGCAAGCACCAATCATCATAGGTCAGCTTCGAGGCGACCCCTCCCGCATTGTAGGTGCTGTTCGGGTAGCTGGGGTCGTCCACAACTCCAAGAACGTGATCCATGTTCCAAGCGTTAGCAAAACAGAGGTTTGCCACGCTCTGGCCGTGAACGAAATCCACGCGCTCGTTGAACTCTGCCCTGGTCTTTCCGTGGTCATATCCTGCCTCGTCAATGAAGATCCCGTGGACGCCAAGCGCGTTCCACTGAGCCGCCTTGGTCTCGAAGGTTGAGAGCGACTGGTTTGCCGTCACGTATCCGAAGATCAAGGCATCCGGCCGAAGCACCTTGATGCGGGGGACGATGACCGAGGTGTTGGCGTAGTCGCCGTGCCCCGGATCCTGCACGCCGTCGCCAAAAACGATCACCGAGTAGCGCGCCATGTCTTGCGCCACCTTCTCGTTCGACCATCCGTTCTGCGCGGAGTTGAAAGAGTTGAGCCAGCCGTAATAGATGAGCAGGTCGCGAGGGCGGCGGTACAAGGCGCGCTTCACCTGTTGCTCGTGCCATCCTAGCTTTGAGTGGATGTCATTGAGGTTGGTGACCGAGCCGCCTTGTCCTACGAGAGGCGTGAAGCCGGAAACGTAAAGCGGATTCTCTTCGTCGTTGAAAATCTCGCGCCGATTGACCAGCACTTGCATCTGCATGAAGGGCCCGGATACGCCTGAAGCCGCGTCAGTGATCCGTACGTTCTCGTCCAAGAAGTTTTCCAACTCCGCAGAAGGAATCACAGGTGGAATGCCCGCAGCATCAACCACATCCTTCTCACCCTGGCTCATCTCGACGAACTCTCCCGCCACAACTTTGTGATAGTAGGGAGCAACGCCTGACACCAGAACCGCGTTCTCACTCAAGTCAACCTGAGTCTCTACCGCAGCGTCGAAGCTCCCATCTGTGGAAAAGTCGCAGTACCCGTACCGCAATACCGCCCCCGTTGCCGTATGCACCACCGCCTTCCGCATCTTGCCTCCTCCTCACACGATGTCTACAAACCCCTTGACCCAGATCCAGGCATTCTCGGCGTTGACTTGGTACTCGATAACCTGCGACGCATCGGTGCGCATCTTGAAGGTGTCACTCGTCACACCAGGATCGGCCGCATTGTCGGTGGCGTTATAGACACGGTGGACTGGATTGGCGATCGAGGTACCATTCGGCCGCAGCTCTAGCCAAGAGACCAACGGCGCGTTGTCGCACGAGTACGCGGCAAGCAGCAAAGCGAGTGTCGAGGTGGAGGGGACAAGACTGGATAGATTTACGTCGGTCCACGTAGTTGCGGTCCCTGCCGTCAACACCTCTAGCGTTGCCTCGCTCACCTCATCGTAGTGGTACTCGCGGACCCGGCTCACGTTGACGACTTGAGCGAACGGCCGGAAGTTACTACTGCCATCGTTCCGCACCACGCCCACACGCCGCTTGTGAGTATATCCGCTTGGCATCGTGGGCGCGGTAGAGCTGGTGCTAAGTAGTGCGGCATAGGTATCGGTCGTAGCGTTGTAGATGATCCAGACGTGATACCAAGTATTAGCCGCCTCGCTCCCCGCGTCCCTTCCGTTCGCGCCGGTCACCGTGATGTCCGCTGTAAGCGTCCCTACGTTGAACAGATCGGTACCGTTGTCGGAAGACCTACACAAGCCGGGCAAAATATCTATCTGGTACGTCGGATTCGTCGCGTTCTGCCGTACGCCAAGTCCATCGAGGTAGTCGGTCGGAAGCCGAACGAGGTCCTGCTTCGTAATCTTCCGCAGCGCCCCGCCGCTCGCCAGCTCCAGCAAAAGGAGGTCCAGCCGCGCCGCGCTCGTCGCCTCAGTTAGACCGGCGAGCTGCGAAGTGCGAGTGCGGGAGATGATGTCGACCAACTTCTGCGCCGTGGTCACTACGAGGTCGCGGAGCGCCAGGTTGTTCGACCCGTCGCGCTCCGCGTACACCTCGTCCGCTTTCTTTCCGATGCTGAATCGGGAGCGGAACGTACCATCGAGATTTCCCCAGATACTCACGCGATCACCGTATGCCTTCGAGCAAGACCGGGGACAGTAGGAGCGGGACTGCCCCCGGCCGGTTCAATCGCACGCAGGCCCGCGCCTACGCCTTGCTCCAGATGAGCAGGATGTCACACTGACCCGCACTAGGCGAACCGCCGATGGCAAGGTTCGCGAGAACCTGAGTCGCCGCCCCGTACAGATGGTAGCAGTCTACCACGTAGCGGCCCACCGTAGTTAGATCGATCTCCACCTCGTCCATCAACCGATCCGCGTCGCCTGCGTCCCCGATGTTCAAGAGCGGGGCCGTACCGTTGAACGCCTGCGTCACGTTGACGATGACCTTGTTGACGATCCCGTTGATCGGGATGGGGCTGCCGAGGTTGTTGTCTCCAACGTCCGTGTAGTCGATGGTCAGCCGTTCATTTTTCTCCACCCCCGTCACGCCGGGCGCGGGGCCAATCATGACCCATGTCGCCCCATCCGCGTCCCATACGTAGACGGTGTCCGCCTCGTACTCGTCCGTGCCTCCGGTCAGGGCGTCAGTGACCACGATCTTGAGTCCCTCGGGAACCGTGATCGCTTCCCACGCCGCCGCACCTCCGTAGTACAGCTCCTTCAGTGAGTAGCCTCCTCCAGCCGTGGTCACGATGTAGACCGCGCCCGGCACTACCGCAGGCGGGCTGCCGCCATTGATCTGCCCGGTGACCGACACGTCCGCGCGCGTCTCCAAGTATCGCTTGGTCACGAGGTCGTTGTCGCCGACCGGGTGAGCGCCGCGCGTGATAGCATAGGCGCTGTCCGCCGCGTTGCGGTGCTCGATCACTCCGCTGCTGTCCTTGATCCTCGGTCCCGCCTTTCCCAGTTCGACATTCCCGCCGATCCCGGTCACTCCATATCGCTTGCTTTGCATCTCCCTGCTCCTTTGCGTTAGGCACTAGGCCGCGAGGCTTAGTGCGGAAAGCTTATATCTCAGCTTCGGATTCTCGCCCACCGCCGCGCATACGATCGTCAAGCGCAGCTCCATCCCGACAAGCGCGGCTCCGAAGGTCACGCCGGTAATCTCGGCGTCTTGGAAATCGTAGTCGTGGATCAAGTCCGCGGCCACGCCGTCGTGCTGGATGCGAATCTTTCCTACCATCTGTCGCCCCGAGACAGGCAACTGGAACGAGTAGAAGACCTCCACCGCCTTGCGCGCCGAGGCATCGGCCACGACCACGTAGTCCGAGGCGTTGTCGAGTAGGTCGGCCTGGTACTCCGTCTCCCCGCCGCCTCCTCCCCCGATCAGGCTCCAAGTGCGCGGGCTGTGATTGGTAAGCACCCAAAACGAGTAGTCCTCCAGCACGAGGCAGATCCGCTTGTGCACCACGTCCGTGGCGTTGATGGCACGGGGCGGCCCCTCGCTCGGCGCGTGGGCGTCGCGCGCGGCAGCGGTCGGGTACGTCCAGTAGTGAATACCGTGGACGTCCCCGCGCGGGCTGTACTCGTGGAAGGACATTCGCGCGCTACTACTCTTCCTTTGTAAGCTCTTGAACCGCTTCGCTCAACTCAATCAGTTGCCGTGCCACTGGAGCGCGACGATTCATCGCACGACGCAACTCGCGAAGCGCATCCCGCGCCCGCAGGAAGCGGGTTTGGATCTCCTGCCGACGCAGGAGATCCTGCTCTTTCCTCTCTTTGACCTTGTCTTCGCTTGGCATGGGCGACCTCCTCAATCTGTTCAGCGAAATATTCCGCTATAGAATCCCAAACGCAAACTTCCGCGACCCACCGTAAGGCCCTCTGCGCCCTGCGGGCTGCCTCAACCGGATCTTGATGGATGTTCAGTATCTTCCGTGCCGTGTCCTCGACGCTAGGCACAGGGCGGACACGATAAAGATCCGCAGCACCAAGCACCACCTCGCCCTCAATATCTACGAGCCATCCTCTGTCGTCCCCGAGGATCTCGGGCAGTGACGTATGGCGCGGAGCGACGACTGGAACCCCGCAAGCCATCGCCTCCGTGATCGGAAGGCACCAGCCTTCTCCATAAGTGGTAGTCATTACCACGTCCGACGCCCCATAGATTCCCCGCATTACCGATGGCGGACAGCCGAGCATATGTGGGCGGGCCAAGTAAACGCCACCCCGAAACTCAGGAGGTACCAGCGCCTCAACCATACCACTAATCAAATCCTGCTCGTGGCCTCGGTCTGGCATGTGTAGATACAAGGCTGCCTGCGGAAGTACGCGCCGCACCTCGACCCACGCCCGCAAGGTGGCAGCGACGTTCTTCCTCCGTTGGTGCCGACTCACATTCGTCACCACGAAAGCGCCACTGGAGATACCCAGGTAGGTTTGCCTGTACCAATCCCTCTCGATAGCATCCACCTCATGAAAAACCGAGCGGTCTATCCCGTGAGGCACCACACCTACATCGATCTCGGGAATAGTCCGTTTCACCTCATCACGACCCCAGTTCGTGTAAGTGAAAGCACGGTCAGCCACGCTCACGCCGTTCGCTACCCATGAAGAGAATAAAGAAGCGTCTACCGGGAAGTACAGCAAATAGGCGAACCCTCGCTCCCTCTTGAGTGCACGAAGCTGGCTCGCTATGGGAACCAAGTTATGCAAATCCACCAAAGCGAACAGCACGTCATACTTGTCACTGGAGAGCATATCGAAGAGGCGCGACCGCCCAAGCCTGTCGCCCGGGATGGCTGCGGGGTAGACGGGGAGTGAAGCGAACTTCCTGTAAGGGCTCTCTGGGACGTTGCGCGGCTCCCCAGCGTGTCCTACGGCCAACACCGTGAAGTCAAACCTGTCCATGAGCCGTTCAATGATCGCCTCCGATACGTTACCGAAGCCGGTCGTGACAAGAAAATCCGACCACCACAGAACTTTCATGGCGACGCCTCGACAAGCTGATACATCCTAACGGGATCAACGAAACTCACAGCCTGGTCGAACTGTGCCACCGTCGGAAGTATCCCGCAAAAGTCAGCTAACGACCTGACGAATGCTTCGCGTTGAAGGACCAGCCGCTCATACGAATATACGATACAAGGAAGAGTTGGGACCAACTTGCCTAATACGGCGTGCATCTTAGCGTAGTGACGAATCGGTACGTCAAGTCGATGAAACGAGGATTCAACATCATCCCACTGGCAGCTGGACTGCGCCACGTCTAGGGGATTCCGATACACGACGACAAGGTGAGGATTCCGCAGTTCTTCGACTAGACCCTCCAGGAAGTAGACAGTGTTGGGCAGCTTCCAGCCCCATGTCGAGAACTCTGCCCTTCGCTCCGCGACTGTCTTTCGGATCATTGGCCAGGCGTCTTTGAAAGCAGGGTCCTCATACTGTTCCCCCAAGTCCCGCCCCATGAATACGCCCAGCAAGCGAAGAGTTCCGGCTACCACCGAAGTTCCTCCACGAGGCGCACCAAGCACGACGATGGTCTTACCATCAGGTGCGTAGCGCGAAGGAGATAGAATCTGAAAGCAATCTCTGTCCATTAGTATAGGTACTCGAAAATCAGTACATCATTCTCTACGATGTTATCGGAAAGCGTGAAGCTTGTCGGGCCATTGTTGTTGATGATGAAAAGTTGACCTGAGATCTCGAAATCCGCTGTCAGCCCTGTGCCGTCTAGCGCGTCCGCGTTGATTCGCCTGCCGACCGTGGTACCGGAGATCACGGTCGCTGTAACAACTCTATCTAGGACTGGTTGCTGCGACAGAGTAAAATACCCAGCGGTCACCTCGCCCGCCGTCACCTTGTGCATACCCTGCCACGGCTGAAGATCGACCGCATTCCAACCTGAGCTGCTTTTGAAAACGGACAGCCTGGAGGCCCAAAATCCAAAAGCCCCTACATCTACCCCGCCCCCGCTTGAGGGGCCGATAAAAATCGGCGCCTTGGCCCCGCCTGGAACGATCTCGGCCCAGACGCCATAGCCCGAAGATGCGCCTCGTCCATACAAACCGTTGCCTGTAGGCGAGCCGCCAACGCCATGATACCCATCCCCGCCCTTCCCGCCGGGGCCTGACGGGCCAGACCCGCCTTGACCTTCCCCCCCGGGCCCGGGCAACGAGTGGGGATCATCGTTGTCGCCTCCGAAATCTAAACTGCCAGCGCCGCCATATCCAGCAACCCCGAAACCGGGAGCCCCGAAGTTTGTGGCACCGTGACCACCATGCCCTGCAACGCGAGGATTCCCACCGTAGTTGACAACCCCCNGCCCAGGGCGATAGTTACTTNCGCTAGGATAACCCCCGTAGTTCGTCGTACCTGCACCCCCAGGGCCATAGCCTGACCCAGCGGCCACGTCCCCGCCGTGAAACGTCGCCGCAGCTAGCCCTGAAGTGCCTGACACCTGTGGAGCCGTAGCCTCGATCGCCTCAGTCGAGGCAACAGGCGAAAAGGTCTGCTTTGCCGCCCAGGTGTTCGCATCCTCCTTCGCCACTAGGGTTTTTCCGCCTGAAAGCTTCGAGTTGAGATTGGCCAAGGTGTCTGCGGAATGGTACGCACCGCCCAAGGCATGCGCCGTCATGCCACCGCCGCCACCTGGTAGGTTGCCGGCTTGGGCGTACTTCTTCTCGCCCCCCGCCTCGCTATCCTCGATGAGGACGCGATCAGCCGCAATCGGAGTCGCTTTCTGTGCGACCTCCGTAAATGGACCTAGTTGATTGCTTTTGATCTTCGCCATCCTCGTTTCCTACTTCTCGTATCGGACGATCAACACGTCATCTACGACAATATCCCCGCTAAGCCCGGTCGCGCCCCCGTTGTTGTTTATGTGCAGCTGGTTGCCGCTCAGCACATCAAAGTCCGGCGTAACTCCAGTTGCACCGACCAACTGCTTGTTGACCTGCTCGATTCCGTTGACGATGGATGCGCGCACGCGGTCGGCCGCGATAGGAGTCTGCGCGAGGGTGAAATAGCCGGCAGTCACCTCGCCCGCCGTCACCTTGTGCATCTCGGGCTTCAGCTCCTCATCGAGCCGCTTGGTCACACCGTTCAACCGCGACTTCATCGCACCAGCCGTTGTCGGCCAGACATCGCCGTTGGACAGCGATGAGGGGTCGGACGCCATCGGCGTCAGGCCAACCGGCGCGTCCGTCGCGGCGCCACTCGCAAACGTCTGTTTCTGCGCCCAGGTGTTTGCCTTGGTCCGGCTCACAAGCTCGTCGCCACCGGAAAGCTTGGTGTTCAAGTTCGCCAACGTGTCAACCGTGTGACTCCCCCCGCCCATCGCGTGCTGCTCGGCCACGCCCGAGAAGACGATCATGGTGATGGCGTCCGTGCCGAGGACGTCACTTCCGGTGTCGTTGGTACAGAGGAAGGCCTTGTCGGCGTCCGTCCTCTTCTCTACCACCATCGCCGCTCCAGCGAAGTGCGAGCCCGCCGCCGCGTCGTCCGCTCGCACCATCGCGACTGCAGCACCCTTCCACAGGTAGATGCCGTCCTCGGTACCCGTGGCCTGCTGGTCGCAGAGGACTCGGTCGTCCACCACCATCGTCTCGCCGTCGATGGTTGCTCCGGGAGCGGAAAGGTCAATGTTGCCCTGTGCCCGAACCTTGACGGGAGTCTTCCACTTCAATCCGATGGCAACGTTGTCGACATAGGAACGCGTAGCAGCGTCGTTGTCGCCGGAAGGAGAGGGCACCTGGACCGATCCGCCCGTGAAATCATGTGTGCCGGTCCAAGTGTAGTTGTCGGTCTCGTCAAGCTTTTCGGCGTTGACCGAGTCCGAACCTATCTTGTCGACTGTGACCGCGCCGGTCCCGAGCTTGTCCTCAGTGATAGCCCCATCGGCAATGTATTTTCCTGCTAGTTTAGACACGCCTTCCTCCTATGCTACGGTGCGGGATACGTCGGGTAAATGAGCTGAACCTTGTCGCCTGACTCCAGAAGTCCTTCGAGGCCCACCGACGGATTGGAGCCTGTTCCGAACGAGCCGCCCCCTGGAGGTGTGCTCGTAAGCGCGATACAGATGTAGTAACCGGGAGCCGAGCCTCCTACCACATGCCGCACAGTGAAATCTACGCCATACTCGGACGGCAGGCCGTCGAGCGGCAACATCGCGACCTCGTTCACCACGGGAGGGGACCCAAGCGGTCCTATCACCTTGTTCGCGGTGTCAACGTAAACAAGCTGCTCGCCGCGTGAGAGGTTGCTTGGTAATGCCGTCCCTAACGGCGACCACACGATAGGTGAAAGGTTGGTCAGAATCCAGAAACCTGCCGGGACCTTCACCCAGCAGATGCGGTGCAGCGCCACATCCTCGGCTGTGATCGGATCGGTGGAGCCCTCCGAAGGCTCGTGGGAGTTGCGTTTTGCCAGGGTATCGTAGACCCACGACTGGATCGCGTGAGCGTCCCCTGGCCCTGACTCATGATGGAAGGCCATTACTTGATCCTCACTACGTTGCCAGAGGTTTGATTGACTACGACCGTCCCATCCCTGTTGACCAGGATCTTGTCCTCGTTGAAGCCTACCCCGCTGTAGAGCAGAGCGCGCAGGCTGATGTCGACGCCGAGGATGGTCACAGGGTCATCGTACCAGTTGCCTTCCTCATCGCCGTGGATGATCCGCTTTTCTTGGGACCTGACTGCATTCAGATCGTCCCGCAAGTTCTGGGCGTTTTCCTGAAGCGCGATCCCGGTCCCGGCCTCGTCCTCGTAGAGATCCGAGTTCGCGACCTGCGTTTCCTGGTCTATTACTTGCTTCGCCACAGCTCGGGCTCCCTTGCCCATGGAATATAGCACTGACGCCCTGGCTTCGATAGGCAGAGCCGGGCGGCGCGTTGCCCCGGATGGACCATCACCGAGACGCGGACCTCGTCGGCGTGGCAGTACACGCGCTCGCCCCCCTTGAACTTCTGGCTCTCGTTCGGGGGCAGGGATTCGGCGAAGAAATGAATGCGGTCGAACTCCACTGGACGAGCAACCGCATACATGACCCCGTTCTGCTGCACGGAGATCGCGCGTATCGAGTCCTGAAAGCTGGACTCCTGAATACGCTCCATCCATGCAGCCGCGTAACGGTCGTCGCGCAGGTCGTAACGCTCCGTGCGGCCATCAGCCAGGTGAACCAATATCATCGCCCTCCTTGACTCCCAGCCGTGGAGGGCCCGGCCTTCTACTCCTCGTCGGGAGCCTTCCACACCCTTTGCACGAACCGAGCCCGCGTTTCGCTGGACCTGGTTTCGGCCTGCTCGACCAGCTCCTCCCGCACCGTGGCAGGAGGCGGGCTCGCATCTACCAGACGACCGGCAAGTCCCGGCACGGCCGAGCGGATGTGAGCCAGCTCCTCGTCGCTGAGGATGACCAGCTGGTTCGGGTAGAAGTACGCCGCGCCCTTGCGCCCCGATACGCCCGCCGGAAAGTTGACCTGCTGAGGGGTCGTGCCCGGCGGGATGAAAAAGGTCCTATTCATCTCCCAGCTTCACCTTCCGGCGTCGCGGCGAACGCGCGGGGGGCGGGTCCTCGCCACCTTCCTCGGTGGAAGGCTCGGGGTCCTCCTCCTTTGGCGCGGGCGCTTCGGCGGCCTTGACTGCGGGCGCCGGGGGAGCTTTCTGGGCTTCCACGACGTCGGTCACCGAGAACATCCCGACGGGCGCTGACTTGCAGTACCGTATCAGCTCCGGAACGGTGATGAACCTCGGCTTGTTCAACTCGAAAGACCACTCCTTCCCACCGAAGGGGATGGTGTGAGACTTCCGATCCATGAGAACGATTTGAGCTGCCATGCTTGAGAGTCCTTTCCAATCGCACGGTTCGTGAGCGAGTTGAAAGGCGGCGGTGCCGCCCACCGACACCGCCGCCCCTTCGCCGTTACAACAACGGCTGGACTGTTCAGACGCTCGTGCCGACGTTGTAGGCCTTGACCAGAGCGTCGACTTCCTCCACCTGTACGTCGACTTTGCCGGTCATGACGTACTCGTCGGCCCGCTTGTGGATGTTCCGCTGACGCTCGAGCCTCATGTCGTCACGCCCGAAAGCGAGGATGAAGTTCTGCCAGTGAGTCAGGATGATCTGCGGGTTCGTCTGGTAGGTCACCTTCACGCTGGCGCCTGCCGAGATGGCACCGCCGTTGATGCGGGTGATGGTACCGTTCGCATAGTCCATCGTGTAGTCCGCTCCCTCGACGAACGGAGTGCTCGGGGTCGAGCCTAGGGTCGCCAGGAACACGGTCTCCGATCCGGAACGGATGTTCTTGTACCGCAGGGAAATCACGTCGACGCCGGTGAGCGCGACGTGCTGAACGACGGTCGGGTACATCTCGAGAAGCGGCACCTCGACGATCGGAATGCCGAACGGAGTCTGCTGCTGGCCCTCGGCGGCCGCGTCGCCCTTCGGGGTCTGCCGGGTCGCGATCTTGGTGATGTAGATCTGCGCCAGGTCGGAAGGCATGAAGAAGCGCAGCTGGCTCTTGTTGCGGCGGAACTTCTGCGGCATCTGCCGAATCATGATGTCGAACACGGAGAGGCCGATGTTCGAGCCATCGATGTCAACGGTATGACCAGCGTCGGCCTTCCTCCACCAGCCGTCGAACAGGGCGAGCAGGCTGTCCTTCACGTACTTGTCCGTCACGCCTCCGGGGACGACGTCGCCCTCGATGGCCGCCTGGCCAACAGAGTCGGCCTTGATGGCCAGCTCTTCGCCGTTGTTCCTCCAGCCGGTCGCGAACATCCGCATGATCCGATCCTGGATGCCCTCGCCCTCGAGATTGATCTCCTTGAAGGTGTCGGAGATGTCGAACGGGCAGATGACTTCCTTCGGCTGCAGTTCGAGCTTCGTGGTGTTCACGCCGAGCCGGTACTGAGGGGCCTGGTACTCGGTCGCGGGGAACATCACGCGGTTGCCGATGCCGATCTTGTCGATCTCGAGCTTCTCGTTCCGGAACTTTACAACGCGGACGTTGTTCTTCATCACCGACTCGTCGACGACGTAGTCGATGAACTTGTTCGCCTGAGCCGGGTTGAGCTTTCCCGAGCTGGACAGTAGATCGCTCGTGATTGCCTTTCGGATCTCCATCAGTTCTTCGTTGGTCACGGTCTTCCTCCTCTTAGCGAGTTAGCACACGGTTCTCTTTGGAAAGCGCGGCTACCTCGGGAGAGGCAAGCCGTCCCACGCGTTGTCGCTTCTCTTCTCGACTTTGGTATCCCCATCGCCGGTCTCCGACTTGGGCGCGGGGCGCGACTTCTCGATCGACTCGAACCTCGTGGTGAGGTCCCCGAGCTGCTTGGCGATGGGAGCCAGAACTTCCTCCACGCTCTTGCGAACGGCAGCCGCAGGCGTGGCTTCGGTACCGGGCGTCCACTTGAGGTCAGCCGGGAGCACGCTCTTCACGAGTTCCTCGATGAGGCCCTTGGCCGCCGCCTGGTCGACGGTCGCCAGCATGGTCAACAGCTTCTGGACGGCGCCCTTCAGCTCGCTCGTCCGCTCGCCGGTGAACTGGCTCTTTCCCGCCTTCGCCACGGGCTGCCCCGTCACCTCGACGCCTCCGTCGGGCGAGATGCGGATACTGAGACCTTCGGAGGCGGACTTCTTCGTGTCCTCCTCGGCGGCTTTCATCTCGTCGGCCTTTGCCTTGGCCTTCTTCTTCTCCTCTTCCTCCTTCGCCTTGGCCTCTTCAGCTTCCTTCGCCTTTTGCTTTTCCTCGTCGGTCATCTCGTCCTCCGGTTTGTTGGCCTTGCTCATCCCCGTCGGCTTCGGATACGGGTATTTGCCGCCCGCGACCTTGCCAAGGAACTGCACGACCCGTTGAATCGCGGTCTTGAGGTCAGCCGGAAGCTCCTTCTTGACGTTGGCTTTCCCGGCCTCCTTGGGCGAAGGATAGTCCCCGCCGACCACCTTGCCGAGGAACTGGACCACGCGCTGAATCGCGGTCTTCAGATCGGCGGGCAGGTCGGCCTTCTCGGCCGCCACTTCGAGCCACTCGATATTCGGTAGCTCCTCCATCCCCTTCATAACCTCGCTGGCCGAGTTGTCGGCCGTAGTTTCGGGCTCGAATGCTCCCATGGAATCCTCCGTATTCTGCCGTTTGACGACCAAGAACTCGCGGAGGATCGCCGGTCGGTCGACCACCGAAACCTCCTTAGCCTTCAGCTGTAGTATCTCGCGCCCCTTTTTCTTGTCAAGAAGAGGCTCCTTGCTCGAGTCAGTCATGGATTACCTGCCACGGTTGCTACGCCTCCGACGCTGAAGCCGGTGAGCTTACCTTCCTTGACCTCTCTCCATCTTTTATCATCAGAAATGTGTACTGTCACTACCCAGCTCCCCTTTTTCACTGGCTTGTTCCCCAGGGCGAAGGCGACTGGCGCCACATAGCTCTCGACCAGCTCTATCCCGATGTCCCCGAAAACCTTGTGCATCAGGCCCATGCCGGTCGACTTGTTGTACTCCTGGAGGAAGTCGTGAGCGGCCTTTTCGATGGCTTCTTCCCCGATGAAGTCGCCCTGGGCGTCGACGACGTTCGGCTCGAGGACGATGCCGGTGACCAGGCGCTTCTCCGTTCCGTCGGCCGCCTTCTGAACCTCGATCCGATCGAAGGGGATATACAACTCGAAGTCGAGCCTCTTCTCGGTAGGCTCGGGTGCGGCCTGTCCCTTCTCCCATAGATACTCGGAGTTATTTCGTTTTAGCGTGTAGACGCCTTTCAGCTTTCGGCCGTCGAACTGGATCTTCACCAGGTCGTCCGAAAGGGCAAGGACCTTGGCTTTTCCAGAGTCCAGGACCTCGATGAAACTCGGGGTCTGCTTGGTCGGGTTGAGGTAGTGACCGGGAGGAATGGCACCCGAGAGCTTGAGCGAATCCCGGTGACTGTCCTCGGTCACAAGAGCCGAAAGCTGGTCGTTGTCGAGAGGAGAGCCCTTCAGGTCGATGACCAGGAGTTCGGGACGGCCGACATCCAGCCGAACCCACCATCGGGTTCTCGACGGCCCGAGGCGGACTTGGATCGGTCCTCTCCAGGTCTGTTCCTGGAGAGCGAAGTCGGCGTCCAGCATGGATGCCTTGGCGACCTTGCTGTACGGCGCCGCCACGTCGATCTCAACCTTGCCGTCGGCTATCTGCTGGACGAGGTCGTCCCGCATGGCCTTCGCCACCGCGCCGTGCTTGGTCCAGTACCGCAGCTCGGCCGGCACCTTCGATCGCATCTCCTTCGGCAACGCCGAATACCCGTCCGGCGGCATCCATCCTTTCGACACCGCATCGGCGTCGAGCACGTAGGGCATCTGATCGTCGGGGTAGATGGCGAGCCAGGAGGACGAGTCCGCGATGGGTTGCTCCTCCGAGGGGGGCAGCACGACCCCTTGCTTTCGCAGGAACTCCGTTGCGCACTCCTGGCACAAGCCGGTCGGGGTCTCGTCTTCACCTGCCCATCCAAGCGCCTTCGCGACCGCTCGTTCCCCGCAAGCCTCGCACACGCCTTCCTCGCGCTTGGATATGTTGAGGAGACGGTAGAACATGCGATAGTTCAGCCCGTGCCCGTGAAAGAAGTACTCGTGGAACCAGGGCTTCTGCGCTCCGTACTCGAACGTCCCCTGATCCACGATGTCGAAGACGCCAGGGTACTGCCGCGTGCCGCCCACCGGAGGCGCCTTCCCCGGCTCGGGGTCTTTGGTCTTGCCCTCCACGTCGATCCAGGCGTAGGGCTCGGGGGCCTTGCGCTCGCTCAGGATTTCGGTGCGGGCCAACTTGTCGGTGCCAGCCTTGGGCCGCGTCGCCCACTCCCCTGTCTTCCAGTTGACCTTGCTGATCTCATCCATGTTGCGGTCGAGGGCCTTCGCCTGGGCAAGCGTGGTCACCGGCTCCTTCACCGAGCCGGCAATCTGCACGTTCATCGTCCAGCCCGCGAGAAGCTCGCGCGGCCGTAACTCGAGGCGCAGATCGGCGTGAAAGCTCTTGCCTCGAAAGTGGTGCTGAACGACGTAGCGGTACAACCGGTTCTCAGGGGGCACTTCCAGATACGGGTCCTCCTGCTTGAGGGCCTTGCGGGTCGGGAGATTCGTCATCTCCCCCGACTCGGACACGTCCTTCTCTTGGAGAACCAGGTCCTTTTTCGCACGCACGACCACGT